TTTTGGTATTGATGATGATGTTCATTTAGAAATGAAAAAGTTTGCTGATGAAGACTAATACACCGTATAAACATGGAAAAAAATCTGGACCACCACCAAAACGTGGACCACAACCACAAGGGTTGAATTTACAGTATAATACTGTAAAGATAGTAAAATTGGAGAAAATAAATGGCAGACATAGACAAAGCTCTTCCTAATGTAGAGCAAAATATCACTGTACCTTCTGAAGTCGAAATTGAGGAAGCTCAATTAGAAAAACAAGAAGAGTTAGCAGAAAAAGGTGATCCTGTAGAAATACAGGAAAATGAAGATGGATCTGTAGATATTAATTATGATCCTGCTATTGCTTCTGTTGAAGGAACAGAAAATCATTATACTAATTTAGCTGATCATCTACCAGATGATGTATTAGGTAGATTATCTTCTGATTTATTTCAAAATTATCAAGATTATAAAAATTCAAGAAAAGATTGGGAAAGTTCTTACAAACAAGGTTTAGATCTGTTAGGATTTAAATATGAAAACAGGACGGAACCTTTCGCCGGTGCTTCGGGTGCCACTCATCCGGTGCTTGCTGAAGCTGTTACTCAGTTTCAGGCGCTCGCTTATAAAGAGTTATTGCCAGCCGATGGACCAGTAAGAACTCAAATTTTAGGAATGCCAACTCCTGAAAAAACACAACAAGCAGGTCGTGTAAAAGATTTTATGAATTATCAACTCATGGATCAAATGAAAGAGTATGAACCAGAGTTTGATCAAATGTTATTTTATTTACCTTTAGCAGGATCATCATTTAAAAAAGTTTATTATGATGAAGTTATGCAAAGAGCTGTTTCAAAATTTGTACCAGCTGATGATTTAATAGTTCCGTACACAGCTACCTCATTAGATGATGCGGAAGCTATTATTCATCGTATAAAAGTTTCTGAAAACGAATTAAGAAAACAACAAGTTGCAGGTTTTTACAGAGATATAGATATTAAACCAGGTCAACTTAATGAAGATGATATTGAGAGAAAAGAACATGAACTAGAAGGAAGAACTAAATCTGGAAGAGATGAAGATGTATTTATATTATTAGAATGTCACGTGAATTTAGATTTGGAAGGATTTGAAGATGTGGGGCCCGATGGTGAGCCGAATGGAATAAAACTTCCATACATTGTAACTCTAGAAGAAAATTCTAGAGAAATTTTATCTATCAAAAGAAATTATGAAATAGATGATCCTAAAAAATCAAAAGTACAATACTTTGTACATTTTAAATTTTTACCCGGACTAGGTTTTTATGGTTTTGGTTTAATACACATGATTGGTGGTTTATCTAGAACTGCTACATCTGCTTTACGACAGTTACTTGATGCAGGTACATTATCAAACTTACCTGCTGGTTTTAAACAACGAGGTATAAGAATTAGAGATGATGCACAGGCAATACAACCAGGTGAATTTAGAGATGTAGATGCACCAGGAGGAAACATCAGAGATTCATTTATGATGTTACCATTTAAAGAGCCTTCACAAACTCTATTACAGCTTATGGGTGTCGTTGTTACTGCAGGGCAAAGATTTGCTTCCATAGCAGACCTGCAGATAGGGGATGGGAATCAACAAGCCGCGGTGGGCACGACAGTTGCGTTGCTTGAAAGAGGAAGCAGAACTATGTCTGCAATTCACAAAAGAATTTATGCCTCTTTAAAAAATGAATTTAAATTATTAGCAAGAGTTTTTAAACTTTATCTACCTGCCGAGTATCCATATGATGTGGTTGGTGGTCAAAGAACTATTAAACAAACAGACTTTGATGACCGTGTAGATATTTTGCCAGTTGCGGATCCAAATATATTTTCTCAAACACAACGTATTTCCCTTGCGCAAACAGAACTACAATTAGCACAATCTAATCCACAAATACATAACATGTATAATGCATACAGACATATGTATGAAGCATTAGGTATAAAAGATATTGATCAAATTTTAATTAAACCCTTACCCCCACAACCAAAGGACCCTGCATTAGAGCACATTGATGCTCTTGCAGGGAAACCATTCCAAGCATTCCCTGGACAAGATCACAGAGCGCATATGACGGCACATTTAAATTTTATGGCAACTAACATGGCTCGAAATAATCCTGTGATTATGGCTGCATTAGAAAAAAATTGTTTTGAACACATTTCTTTAATGGCTCAAGAACAAGTGGAAATAGAATTTAGAAATGAGTTACAACAGCTACAACAAATGCAAATGGTAATGCAACAGAATCCACAAATGGCTCAACAAATGCAAATGCAAGTTAGAATGTTATCAGAAAAAATAGAATCTAGAAAAGCAACTTTAATTGCTGAGATGATGGAAGAATTTATGAAGGAAGAAAAAGAAATTACTTCTCAATTTGACAATGATCCTATTGCAAAACTAAGAGCAAGAGAATTAGATCTTAGAGCAATGGAAAATGAACGTAAAAAACAAGAAGCAGAAGAGAGATTAAACCTTGATAAGATGAAATCCATGATGAATCAAATGACGGATCAACAAAAATTAGAACAAAATGAAGAATTAGCAAACTTAAGAGCTGATACTTCATTGACTAAAACAGTTTTACAACATGAATTAAAAAATAAAGGAGGCTTTTAATGAAAAAAGCGGATAAAAAAGTAAAAAAAGTGATGAGAGAGTTTAAAAAAGGTGAACTTAACATTGGAAAAAGCAAAAAGAAGGTGAAAAGTCGTAAACAAGCGATAGCAATTGCACTTTCTGAAGCTGGAATGAGTAAAAAAAGGAAAAAATAGATGATACCTTGGGGATTATTAGGTCAGGGACTTAAAGCTGGACTTGCAATTTACAAAAATAAGAAAAAAGCTGAGATTGCAATGTCAGAAGCTGCTATTGTTCATGCAGAAAAGATGAAAAAAGGTGAAATTGAGTACCAAGGTAAAGCTTTAGATGCTCAAAAAAACGACTGGAAGGACGAATTTATTTTATTAACACTCTCATCACCTCTGTTTTTGCTTGCATATTCTGTTTTTGCAGAAGATGAAGAGATTGGTAAAAAACTAGACTTGTATTTTGATAAATTGCAGTCTATGCCTTGGTGGATAATTTCATTATGGGTAGCTGTAGTAGGTGCCGTATATGGAATTAAAGCAACTGAGTTAAAACAATTTGGAGGTAAAAAATGATAAGAAAAATATACAATAAAATTTGCCACATCGTGTGCAAAGTGTTAAAAATTACACCATGCATTTGTAAACACGAATGCGGATGTAAAAAGGAGGCTAAAAATGAAAAAAAGTAAAAAATCATTTCCAGATTTAACTGGTGATGGAAAAGTAACTAAAGCAGATGTTTTAAAAGGTAGAGGTGTATTTGCTATGGGTGGACCAGTTGAAGTTAAAGCTGATGATTCAGTTGATACTTATGGTAATCCAAAAGGTAAAAAGAAATCTATTCAACTTAAAGGTTGGGGTAAAGCGAGACACTAATCATGGCTAAACTTTGTGCAAAAGGCAAAGCTGCAGCGAAGCGTAAATTTAAAGTTTACCCTTCAGCGTATGCTAACATGTATGCATCAGGAGTTTGTTCTGGAAAAATAACACCAGGTGGTAAAAAATCTTCTAGAACTAAAAAAGCTAAAGGTGGCATTGCAACTGGTTGTGGTAAAGTAATGTCAAACAGAAGAAAAAGAACTAAATACGTTTAATATGGGTTTACGAAAGTGGGTAGCAGAAAAATGGGTAGATATTGGAGCTCCGAAGAAGGATGGGAAATATCAACCTTGCGGAAGATCAAAAGGGAGCAAGAGGAAGTATCCAAAGTGTGTCCCTATTGCAAAAGCTCGCTCCATGAGTGCTTCACAAAAGGCGAGTGCGGTGAAACGAAAGCGCCAAGCATCGAACACTGGCCCTAAACCGACAAACGTAAAAACAATTGTTAGAAAAAAAGCTGCTGATGGTGGTTATATTGGAAGTTTTATTAAATTAGATGTAGATGGTAAAACATATGGTAATCCAAGTTATAAAAAATATTACAGAGGTATGATTTAATGACAATAATTACAAAAGGGATGGGAGCAATTATTAAAAATTTATCTAAAAAATCTCCAATTAAAAAACGTGGAATGTCGACAGAAGATAAAATTAAAACCGGTGCAGTAATTGGAACAGGAGCTGCAGTTACAGGATTAGGAGTTTTAAAAGCTAAATCTATAATGGATCAAGATTATGGCAAGACAAAAAAAGATAAAAAATAATGCAAAGAACAAGAGATAAACAACCACCTAAAACTAAAAAATATTTTAGATCAACAAAGTCCGGTGCAGGAATGACCAAAGCCGGAGTTGCAAGATACAGACGTGAAAACCCTGGATCTAAATTAAAAACAGCCGTGACTGGTAAGGTCAAACCAGGATCAAAAGCTGCCAAACGAAGAAAGTCATATTGTGCCAGAAGTGCTGGACAAATGAAACAATTTCCAAAGGCTGCGAAAGATCCTAATTCAAGACTAAGACAGGCACGTAGACGATGGAAATGTTAAATGAGTTTTGAAGAATTTATAACTAAACTTAGAAAAAATATACGAACTTCATACCAGTCTATAGGTGATACTATGGTTGCTGGTGGAGTAACAGATATGGAAAAATATAAATATCTGTTAGGTCAAGCGCATGCGCTACAATTAATCGATCAGGAAATCTCAAACCTGCTAAATCCAAAGGAGGATAAAAAAAATGAGCAACCCGACACAACAAACGTTGTCAGATTCGGACAAAGAAATACCGAAGACGAGACTAGCTCTTGATGAAAAATATCAAGAAGAAAATAAAAAACAACAAGTAGAAGATTCAAAAAGATTAGATGAAACTAATATTGGTTCTCTAAAAGATGAACTTCCTGAACCATCAGGATGGAGAATGTTAGTTTTACCTTTTACACCAAAAGAAAAAACAAAAGGCGGAATTATATTTTCGCAAGAATCTTTAGACAGAGCTAGAATGGTTACAAA